CGCTCGATTGTTTCGGGCTTCATGCTGTCCGGGCCTCCTGCCTGCCCTGCTCGATATATTCGCGGGCGGTGGTTTGGTCGTGGGGCTTCTCTGCCTCCAATAAAACCCGGATTGCCTGTGATGCTGCTGCCACCTGTCCGGGGGTGCTGGCGCGTTCGTAGCGGTGGCCTGCGGTTATATATGCGGCTTCGGTGTGCGTCATTGCTGGGGCTCCTGTTGGGTTAGGTGGTCGGCTTCGGCTTCGAGTTCGCGGGCCTGCTCGTCATGCTGGCGCATGGCTGCGGCGCTGTGCCTTAGAAAATTCTGGCCTTCGGTGCGGTGCCATTGGGCGCGGGCTCTGAGTCCTGCGGCGCGTGTTGCTGGGCTTGGCTGGTCGTTCATTGCTGGGGCTCCTGTTTTTCTGCTGCTTTTAATGCTTCCGTCCATGTGCATCCTGTCTGCGCTTGGATTCGTTTTGCCTCTTTAATTTCGGCCTGTATCGTTTCGCTTAATGCTTTTTTTAATGCGGTCATTCGGGGCGCTGCTGCTGCTGAGTGTGCAATTTTGTTCATTGCTGGGGCTCCTTGTATGGTGTCCATTGGGCATAGGCGCGGGCCTCGCTGCCCTGCTGGCGGCACCGGTCGCAAAATGTTGAGCTGTACCCGTTGGGCTTGGTCGCGGTCCATTGGGCGGGCTTCCCGCATTCGTGGTTATAGTTACCGGGTTCGGCGTTCGTGCATTTGGTCATGCTTTGACCTTTTCGGGGTGCATCAGTAGGCCCTTTAAATATGGGATTGTTCGGCCTGTCATGTCGGCTAATTCTTTAAGCGTGGGCGTTGTCAGGTGGCTGTCGTAGTAATCAATGATTTCCTCAGCGGTGCTGTTGTAGTTTGGTTTCTGGTCTTCCATGGTGCTGGCTCCTGTAGCGGGTAAAAGTGCCCGCGATAACCCTCCTTCAAGGGCTGGCGCTGGTGCTTTCAAGCTGTGGCGATTGGGATAACCCGGCGGGCGAGTCGGTCGGCCTGCTTTGCTTTGCTGCCATGGGCTCGAAACCCGATAATCTGGCGGCGGTCGGCGCGTTGGCATAAGGCGCATAAAGCGCATGTCATGTAATCGGTTGTTTGAGCGGGGCAAACCAATACGGGGCGTCCTTCGGGTGTCCGGCTGTGCTTTGGGGTGTCCATGGGGACAACAACAACCACGGGCAAACCATGGGCGGCGAGTCGGTCGGCCTGCTCTACATCGTCGGCGCTTAGGTTCACGGTAAAGCCCCAGCGTGTGGCGTGGCCTGCCCATTTGATAGCGTCCGGGCTGTGTTTGTGGGTGTAGGTAAACCCGCTCCGGCCTCTGTTGGCTTTGACAATTTGTCCTAGGGCGTATGCGTCGATTGTCTCCCCGTCTCCCGGCAAATCTCCCGCTACGTTGTGCCTCCATAATTGGCCCTTTGGTAGTCGGCTGATAGCGTGCGCCAGTCCAGCTAGGTCGGTGCCTCTGGTGCTTACCTTGTCCCAATTTAACCGGGTGTAAAAATCCTCGGCATAGCATGAGCTGCGGTAGTGAGCGCATGAGGGCGGGCAACTTTCCCGGCTTGTGTAGGTCTGCGGAATTGGTCCGGTTTTCCTGTTGCTGCTGCTCTGTATAAAGTGGTATTTCATGGTGTGGCCCTTTCAATTGCGCTCTTTAATTCGTCTTTAAGTTGCGGGAAATCATCCCAACTGAGTGCCCTAAATGCTCGCTCACATAATGCGAGTAAAACGGGCGCTGCGGCTAACAGTTCGGCTTGTTGCGGTGTGGCGCTGTCGCTGGTGGTGGCGATTATTTGCCCGTCTTGTTCATCAATAATTTGGCCAGTTTGCGTGTGGTGGTAGTAGGTCATTTTTAATCGTCCTGTGTTTCGTGGCTGTATTGCAGTTCGTCCGCTGCCTTTTGGCGCTGCCATTGGGTCGCGTTCGGGTCTTTGAGCATCCGAAGGGCAAAATTTATAGCCTCGTCCAGTGGCATCGGTGCGGGGTCGCTGTCGCTGTCCGGGTGTGGTGTGGCGGGATTAACGGTGAAGTGCTGGCGGTTCATGCTGGGTCACCTACGTGGACAAATTGAAAATGGTCTTTGAAAAATTCGGCGGGCGTTTGTTCTTTGCTGCGGGGTGGCTCTGGTGGTGCTGGTGTTGGCGCTCTCAGGGCTTGCGCTACCTGTCGGGCGTTCATGCGATAGCGTGCCCCTGTGTCACTGTGCACAATCCAACCCTTCCGGGGGCCTGCTGGTCCGAATAACGTATATGCGGTTTTGTTGTAGGTCACGCGCTGGCCTGTCATTGGTTTGGCCTTGGGTGTGCGCTTGCGTGCGATTGTTTCCCGGCATGCGGTGCGCCATTGGGCGGCGTATCCCTTGGGGTCCGGTGCTAGTCGGTCCAGCATGTCCAGCATTTTTGCGGGCGCGTCTGTTTGAACTGGCCCCATATCTTCCGTGATTTCCTTAATACAGAATTCAGACATACCCCAGTGTTTGGTTTTGTGCCTGCTGGTTTTAAAGACAATTCCAAAATAGGTTTTTTGTCCGGTGTCCTTGTCTTGGCGGTGCATGATTCCATACCCGGTTGCGCCCTTCATCACCAGATAATCAAAATCAAACCCGTGGCGCTCTCCTGCGATATATTGCTGGCGCTCGTGCTGTTCAATGGCGGCTTTTGTGGTCTGGCGGGTGTTGATTAAAAAACAGGTCGTTCCCATGGTGTGCGCTCCTTAGTGTGTCTGACGTGCTTTGACGGTCATGCGGGTGGATGCTTCGCCCGTCTTGGTGTAGGCGCGGATTAATTGGGGGCTGGCCTTCAGGCGCTTGGCGATTGCTGCCCAGTCGGTCAGGGTCTTGCCTGCGCATTTGGCGAAGTTGACCCGGTACAGTTGGCCCTCGATGTCCGATAACCCGGCGTCTTCCAGTTCGGTGCGGATTGTCTCGGCCTTGCGTTTCATGTCGGCCATTGCGGCGTGAAGCTGGCCCAGCTCGTCCACCTTGGCGGCGATTGCTGCGGCTGCCGTGGGTTGTAGTGCTGCCTGTGCTGCCTCCTCCATTGCTTCGCTAAACCCTGCGGTTTTGAGGGTGTGGGCCGTGGCTGTTGCTTGGCTGTGGCTGTAAAGTTTGATTTTGTGCGTCATGGTGTTATCTCCTTGGGGTTAAGCGGGGCATAGGTCAAAAAAATGTTTGCATCCGTCCGGGTCCTGTATGTAGGCGGGCGCGGTTGCATCGTCTAGGCGGTCGGCGGTTTCTTCGCTCATTTGGTCCGGGCCTTCGGTGCTGCCGATATAGGCGCTATCGGCTGGGGCGTGCTGTATGCGTTTCATATGGTGGGCTCCAGTTATTGGCAAAAAATCCAGCAACGTGCGGCGGCTTGCTGTTCACATTCGGTGTCGGTGTTGCAGTCATAGGGGCGGGCGTGGTTTGCTGCTGCTGCGGCGATGACTAGCAAAGCGGCGGCGGCGATTGTTTTGAATGCGGTCATTGGTCGTTGTCCTCTGCTGGGTATTCGTCAAGGTTGGCGCGGTCTTCATCGGTCTCAATGGGTGTGTGCAGTGCCTCGTATTCGGCTTTGATCTTGCGGCGCTGTTCTTCTGCTGCCAGTTGTTCGGGTGTGATTGCTTTGTGCTGGGCGAGTAGTTCGGCTTCGAATTGGTCGAACAGTGCGCCCATGGGTTGCGGTGCGGTCATGGTGGTGGGCTCCTTAGTTGGTGAAGGTGGGTGTAATGATTCCGGGGGCTGTCATAACGTGCCAGTGCTGGCCGTTGCGGGTTACGGCGCTTAATACTTTGACTGTTTCGCCCGTCTTTTTGCGGGTGGCGGTCACTGTAATGATGTCAGGGTGCCGGTTAACTGTGGCGCTGGGTAGCGCTGCCAGTGCAGACAAAATGCCCCCTAGTTGGGCTGTGGTCAATGCTGTAGGAAGTGATTTCATTTGGTGGGCTCCAGTTGTGCCCGCTGGTTAGGCGGGCGGGGTTGTTATCGAATGATGAATTCGGGGCGGTGCAACAAGTTGAGCGTTACGGCGTGGGTCATTAGTTCGGCGCTGGTGGTGCGCTTGCGTGTTGCTCGCACCAGTGCAGACAGGGCGCGGGCCGCTGTGTCGGGCATTCCTGCTGCTACATAGCGGCGCACATTGTCAAGTTCGCGGGCCTCTGATTTGTTCATGGTCGTTTGCTCCTGTGTGTTAGGTGTCCAGGCTTTATGCCTGTTGATATTCTCTTAGGTTTTGGGATGCTTGCGAAGCCCTTAAAGCGTTTTTGTGCTGTTTTTGCGTCGAGTATTTTTTAATCGGTTTTGGGTTTTGATAGGCGCGGGCTATGGGCGAAGCCGTGCGGCTCTGCTGCTGCTGTAGGGGGGAAAGCCTGTAACGGGTTGACCTGCTGCCGGTGGTGGTGTTGGTGTCTGGTGCCTGCCTTGCTGGTGGCGTTCAGTTGGTCCGGGCGCTGGCCTGCTGCTGGGTGCTGGTGGTGGTGCTCAGGTAGTCGTGGGGCGTGTTTAAAGCGAAGCTTTGCAGCTCTTGCGCTGTTCCTCTACCATCTGCCCTATGAGTAAACCCAATACACCTAGTAAGCTATCAAGGGCTCAGATAACCCAAGCTCTTGATTCTGTCCCCGTCTCCCATATCTTGGGTAAGAGTGCAGCACGTGAGCTAACAGCAAAGCAGAAGGCCTTCGCTCTGGAAGTGGCCAAAGGCTCAACTGGTGCTGCAGCCTACAGGAAGGCATATAACACCAGTGCAAAGCCTAAGACACAAGGGAATCAGGCGCATAAGCTAAGCAGCCGTCCCGACATCAGCGCGGAAATCGAGGCCTATCAACTGGCTATTGAGGGGGCTAAACATAGAAACCCTGCAGCCTTGCGTGAATTAGTTATTCAATCATTGGTGAAAGTAATCATTGATCCTGACAGCAAACCCGGTCAGATCACAGCCGCTGCTAAAGTATTGGGCACTGTTACTGAAGTGGCGGCATTCACTGAGCGTAAGGAAGTCAGGACCATCACCAGCTCAGAAGATGCACGCGCCGCGATCATGGCCCAACTCAAGCAACTGAGCAACGCGAGCGCAGAGGATGCACACATCATCGACGCGCAGGCCGATGACCTGATGCGAGAATTGGCCGGAGACGCGACCCACCCGCCCCCGACCCCCCAAGTTGCCGACGAGGAGTCCCGTGCCAAGAAGCATACTATTCCACACGAACGATCCATAGACCCCCTCAATTCAGAAACTCCCAACGGAGAGACCCCACCCCCCTCTCCCGAGGAGACC